CGGGTAGAATCTTTATAAGCGTCAGGACCAAGCTTGACCACGAACAGCACCACGGTGGTCTGTTCTTCGGCCTTAACGGTGCTTTCCGCCTTGATGATTCCGCCTGAATACTCTTCCTCGACATGAGGAACCGCGCAAAGCAGCTTGAAGCCCGTTGGCTCCGGAAGCTGGCTAGCACGGTCAATCATCTCTTGGGTCTCCTCTACGTTGATATCACTCATCCGCGTCGTTCTCCTGACGTTTTTGCAGGTCTTTTAAAATGTCAGTTGCGAGGGTAAGACCTTGAACTACCCCACAAAGCCTTCTGTACTCTTCGATATCTTTTGCACTATTACTAGCGAGGTGGTACGTAATGGTCTTGATTTCGTCATCGACCATTCCAATCGCCTGCTCGTATAGAGTTTTGCCGCGAATCATTATTTCTTACCGTTTTGGTTTTTAGTCGAGTTCATCTGCTGACGCATTTGCTGCTCACGCTGCATTTCTCTATTAGCGTTTGACCTGCGGACATCGTGGTGATGCTTGGCTACGTCCAGCCCAAAGCGTCCACTATCCATTTCCTTCCTCGTGGCTCCTTCGTCGCTCTTCGCGGCGAGTTCTGCCATGGTTTTCATTGCTTCCAACTGAAGCTGCTTTTCCTTAAGGTCAAGTTCGTCCGCCTTCGAAGCGGCATCTGCTTGGTCCTTAATCATCTTGCGCTGGACTTCCTGCTGCTTGATTTGCAGGTCCATCTGCTGCATCTGTACCAGCGGGTCTTGTGCCTGCTGTGCAGCCTGCTGGGCCTGAGCCTCGGCTTGGTTCTTCTGAAGAAGCTGTGCCGCACCCATGGCAGCAAGCTGCGAGACCTGAATCTCCATTTCTGGCGACAGGTAATCGTCATCATCTTTCTTATCAGGCATTGGCGGCAGAGTAGCGCCAATCTGCTTCTCGATTTCCTTGCGGTACTGGAACGCCACATGTTCCATGATGTGAGCCATGGCAGCGCCCTGAACGACCTGCGCCTGCGGGTTCTGTCCCACCATCGCTTGAATCTTCGGGTCGTACATGGCGGCAAGGTGAACCTGAAGATGAGCTTCGTGGTCCTGATAGAGGAACGCCTTGACTGGTTTGCCTATGAGGACGTTCATGTTCTCCGTGACCGGGTCAACGGGCTTCATGTCTTCATCAGTCGGGACAATCTTCTCCGCGTTCTTCACTCCCAGAACTTCAATCATCTGTCGGTGCAGGTACGGCAGGTCATAGATTTGGGGAGCAGATTGCGATAGTTGGAACACCGCTTGGTACTGCACAACCTTCTGCGACATGGTTGCCGCATTAGGGTCGGACACGGGGATGATGTCCACCGAGTCATAGTCAGACTGTTTGGCGGACGCTTGGCCTACTTCAGGTTCGTAGGCGTAGGTTTCCGGAGTGTTATCACGGATGATGGACGCAAGGAGGCGGAACTCCTGCTTCATCGTATTGTGCAAGCGTGCCTGTACCGCCGTCAGTACCTTGAGCATGCGCTCCAGCACTGCTAGCGTAGTGCCAACGGGCGAGTTAGCTGACATGTCGCTAACCTGCATATCCGCTGTAGCCGCCATACGACGGGCATCGCCAACCACCTTATCAAGCAGCGCCACCAAAGTCTGGCTTGGCTCCTTGTACGGGAGTGGGAGGATGTTGTCGCGGATGGCTCCGCTTGGAAGGTCAACATCTCTAAACTCGCCGGGGGCGATGGGGGTGTCGTCGCCCTTCACTCGGAGGCCACGCGATTTTAAGCCTCCGGGAAGATTAGATAGTGTCCCGGCGTCGATTAGCTGTCGAGTCAGAGATGTTGCGGCCTTAGTGTGACCACCGATGAGGTGAATCAGGCCAAAGTAGTAAAAGCCAAAGCCGGGGATAAACCCGTAGTGAACGAAATGTTGTCGCTTCATGCGAAGCGGGTCTTCTTGGTACCAGTTTCTGCGGATGGCTAGAACCGTGCCCGTACCTTTCTCGATAGTAACGACATACGGTAGTGCGATGCCATCCTTGTCCTCGTAACCGGGAAGGTCGATATCGACATGCATCTCCAGCAGGAGGAAGCGATTGTCCGTAATGGCGGAAAGGCCGCCGTCCTTCACCTTCGCCTTGTCTACCTCATCTAGAATCCGCATGGGCTCGCCAAGGTCTGCATCACGATAAAACCCAGCAACCTGAAGACGCTTGACCTCATTCTTGGTCTTGCGCATCTTATGGGTGACACGTTCAGCGTTCTCCAGACTAGTAGCGCCATAAGGCACGACAATGTCTTCTGCTGGAATGAACACGGCGGTTTGACGGTCTAGCGCGGGGTCATAGTAGACCTTCTTGAATGCATTACCCGCTAAAGACAGCGAGAAGAGCATTCGCTCATGTTCAGGACGATACTCCTTCATTTGCTCCGTCAAACGGTAGTTCATGTCATCCTGAACGCGCCGTGCGGCGTCCTTCTTTTCAGGGGTCTCCCTACCGATGATTACGGTCTTTACTGGGCCAGTGGCGGGGAAAGTCTCGACGATGGCTTCAGACTGAAACTTGATAGCGCTTTCCATAAGCAGCGGATGGGTAACACCACATGCTCCCGCCCACGGCTCCGTACGGTCTTCATTCTTCAAACCAAGCAGGTCCAGCCCTTTAACGTAGGTATCAAGCCAGTCCTTGCGTGAACTGATATCTCCGTCATAGTCAGCGATTAGCTCAGACGCAAGGGACATCAAGTCCCCTTCCTTCATTACTTCAGCAAGGTTTTCGTCGAAGTCGCCTTCTTCCTCGGGAGCATCGCCCAAATCAAGAGTGACATCGTCATCCATCGGGTCTTCAGTCACGATGTCGATAGGAATCTCTTCATCGCCAAAAAGCGACTCCAGACCAAGGGGAGCTTCATAAAGCGACTTTTCAATAGCCATTACCGCATCTTCCCTTTTGTCTTACCGCGTTGGGCGACACCGTCGCGGGACTTCACCATGCCACCTTTGGCGTATTTCTTCTCTTCCCTATTCTTAACGTGCTGGTCTTTTGCCTGAAAAGTATCCTGAACGCCCCCCAAAAGACGCGCCGCAACTTCATTAGTCCGTGTCATGTAGTGGTCAACAGGTAGATTTCTTATAGCGTCAATAACGGGTTGACTGTTCCGAACTGCATCTACCCCAGCCGTAACAGCTTTTGATGCAAGCCTACCACCGGGTATGATGGATATAGCATCGATGGGTATATTCGCGTAGTTACCCCTATAAGTATCGTTCAGGATATCACCTATGCCTGTTGCAAAACCTGAACCGGGAAAACCGTCAGCAGCCAACTTTGTGCCGGGGTTTTCCTCTTGCCACTTGGTGTAACTGTCAGACGCACGGTCTAACTTTTTCTTTAGCCGCTGTAACGGAGTACTTGGACGCTTCGCGGATACAACGACTTCTTGTACGCTGTCATTCTTTTTCTGGCTCGCCATCAGTAGTACCCTCCTTTACGGTATTTCTTGAAGTACTGGGTCGGTTCAGGTTCATCCGATGGAAGCCTGAGGAATCCTCCCTGTCGGAATCGCATAAGAGCGAGAGTCGTGGAGTCCACAAGGTCGTCGTGCGTCCCCGCTGGGAAGTCGTTGCATTCTTCAACCACTTCATGCGCCCATCTCCTGTCAGGTATCCAAACAATGCCCGATGCAAAAAGGTCCGTGACGGAGTTTACTCTCGAAAGTTTGTCTTGTCCCTTACTTGGTGTAAATTCACTGATAGGGACACCCATCCTACGTAGCTCCTGATAAAGAGCGGCTCCGTTAGATTTCTTCTCCACAATAAAGGAGTCAGGCTCCCAGTCCTTGTACTCCTCCAGCACCAACTGCTTCAACTCGGGGAACTCCAACCGCCGCTTAATGGAGTTCAACAGGATGATGTTGAAGTTCTTGACCTCTTCGTTGAAGAACACCCCCCAGACGGTCAGGGCGTTGTAGTCGGCACGGTTGTTGGTCTCCTGCGCCGCGTCGAGAGCCATGATGACAAACTCGCAGGCAGGGGGTTGGTCTTCCTGCCAGACGTTCCACCACTCTCTTTTAATAAGTGCGCCTTCCTCGGAGACGGGGTCTTGCATGTACTGGGCGTTCCAGTACCGGATGTCCATGCTGGCCTTTTTGGACAGCATATCCTCGATAGTCCAGAAGTCAGGCCAAAGCGGCTTATCGTTGATAATCGCAGGGAATTCAACGACTTCCCACTCATCAGCATCCTCATTCTTGGTCATGTGGTCGAGGATTTTCCCCGTCAGGTCCATCTTGGACCAACGGGTCATCACCACCACAATCGCACCGCCCGGCATCAGTCGCTGGATTGGACCTGACTGGAACCACTCCCAAGCTGGTTCAAACACTTCTGGTCTAAGTTGTTTGGCTTCTTGCTCAGAATGAGGGTCGTCAATAATAAAGAGGTCAGCACCACGACCAGCCAGAGCGCCGCCAACACCAATAGCGAAATACTCACCGTTAAAATTCGTTCCCCATCTAGAAGCCGATTTGCTGTCTGCTTGAAGTTCAACTTGCGGAAAAACATCTTTGTATACCTCTGAAGCGACCAAGTTACGGACACGGCGACCAAACTGCACTGCCAAATCGGCAGTGTGGGAGGACATGATGACCTTCTTGTGGGGGTATTTGCCAAGGAACCATGCGGGGGCAAGGTAAGAAATCATCTCGCTTTTGCCATGGCGCGGGGCGATGTTCACGACTACGCGCTTTTTCTTCCCGGCAGCGATTTCTTCGAAGATTTTGGCTAGTTTGCGGTGGTGTGGGCCCACCTTGTAGCCCGGATAAACGTGATGGATGAAGTCCAGAAAACTCTCACGACTTGACTCTTGCGTGATTTGGGCCGCGTATTGCTTCAAAAGCTCGGCAACACGCCGTTTTTCCTTGTCAGGCATGGTTGGAAGCGCCAAACGCAGCTTTTCCAGCGATTCCGGGGTGATTTTCATGGTGTTTTGCTCGGCGCAACCTCTATAAACTTGGTTTCAAGCACACTCAGCGTCTCCAGAAGCTCTTTTTCGACCTCTGCAAGCGGTTTTACCTGCAAAGTCATCTCCGAACGCTTCTTGAAGGCGTCCACACCGTCCACTTCACCAAGCTTGGAGAGCGCCGAAATGCGTGCTTTGGGGTCTTTGGCGTGTTCCACCTCATAAATGAGCTTGTTCACGACATACAACTTCAAGTCAGACAGTTCATCGACCAATTTCACGTTGGTCTGAGCAATCATTCCAGCCAAGTACGCCATGGTTTCGTTGGGGTACAAGGCGTAATCAGGCCGCATTTCAGGGTTTTCCATCATTTGTCTGGCTAACCCTACTGCTTGTGTGCGGTCAGTCTCGTCAGGAGCAACTGGAACCCCTGTGATATCCGACAAAAGTTTGATGGTACGCGCTCGCATCTCTAACTCCTGCGCAGGAGTTAGCTCAGGCATCGCGTCAAACGCCGTATCCGGAAGAGGGATGTTCTCTTCAATTTCTGGAATATGCATGGTGGCATTGTATATCAGAGATGGAACCAAACAGAAAAGGGGGGTGGTGTCTCAATCTGGATTTTTCTACTGTATATAATAGATATAAGTGAGGCATAAATAGCGTCAGGTGGAACAAGTACAGGTGATGTAGGAGTCCCGAGTTAAAAAATCGCAAAAACCGGCTTTTGCGAAAAATATATATTAACTGGAACAAGTATAGGTGATGTAGGAGTCCCGAGTTTTGAAGGGGGTGGGGTCATTTGTGTGGATTAGTGTGTATGGGTGTGTGCGCGAGGAGGTAAGCGAAATTGCCCCTCCCCCCCTCCGGTGGGGTCACCCCCCACCCCCTCTGCCGTTTATTTTTCCACGCCGCGCCGTGGAAACTTGACAATGCCGCGCCATCCTGTATCATTGTCCTACCTGATGCATGTTGCCTCAGGGAACAACTGGAGTAGACGACTATGGCTACCAAGCCAATCAAAGCCCCCAAAGCCCCCAAAGCCCCCAAAGCCCCCAAAGCCCCTAAGGCTCCCGTCATTGTTTCCACGCCGTTGGTGGTGGACAACATCCTGCCCGAGACTACTCAGGCTCTTGCCACGCTCCCGCCGCTTGGCGCGTGGAACAACACCACCGACTTCGGGTATCGGTTCGCCGCGACCCGCGACCTGTCCGCGCACATGGCGGAGGAAGCAAGGTTCTACCTTGAGTTCGACAAGGACGGCAAGTTCAGCAAGGCATGCCGCCTCATGCTTGCGGCAGGTTTCTTGCGCCGTCACGCCGAGAGCGTCGAGCCCGTTTACCTCGCCAAGATGAAAACGGAATGGGCTGTGGTCACCAAAGACAGGATGCAGCCCGGCTCGTCCTATGTGCAACTTGACGTAGGCCTTGCTTGCGGCATGGAAAAGAAAAAGTTCCAAGCCCTTGCCAAAGGCGACAACGCCGACCGCGACCTGCATGCCCGCTGCAAGGCACTGCGCGATGCTGCTAGCACCTACTGCTCGAACCGCATGGGCGACCTGCGCAAGGCACTGAACGGCAGCAAGCGTAACCGGGGCGGGAACAACACCCTGACGGCGCGGGTGACTAAGTTCCTTGACGCTATCCTGAAGTCGGCAAAGCGCGGCGGCGACAACGCCGACCTGACTGCCGCGCAGGTGACCGCCGGGACTGCCGCATTCTGGGAAGCGGTGGACGAAGCCTAACCGGAGGGGCGAAAGCCCCTCCCCTCCCCCGCCAGTCGCAAGGCTGGCGGGGTTTTTTTATGCCTGCGTTTTCAATAGGCAGCGCGGTATTTGAACCAGTTATATGTGTGTGTGTGTGCCTGCGTGCGCCACGCACCAGTTATGTGTCGCTGGGAGCGTAAGAGCCGAGCCGCCGAGCCGAGCCGC